ATCAGGCAAAAAATAGGCTTTAAACCCTAGTTGACAGACCCCCTCTGGATGGTGTATACTGATACAGTAAATCATCTACGAGGGGTTTTGTCATGACATGCATAGTTGGCCTGAAGGCTAATAACAAAGTTTATATTGCTGGGGAGCGTGGAGCTTCTACTGACGATAGCATCATGCATTTAACAAAACCAAAGGTCCATCGCTTTGGCCCATACGTAATTGGATTTGCTGGAACAATGGAAGGACAAAGGTTAGCATACACTTTTGATCCACCAAGACCACATGAAGATGAAAATCTAGATCAATTTATGCACACAACTTTCTTAAAATATCTTAGAGATTTTTACGATGAATGGTGGGTAGACACATCAAAAGATTCCGAGCTAGAGATGGTTATTGGAATTAAAGACAGGCTCTATGAGCACAGCTCTTCTGACATGTCTTTAAATGATTATTCTTTGGGATACCTTTCTATAGGTTCTGGCTTTCACTTTGCTTTAGGTTATTTATATGGTGTTGCATCTTTTGACAACCCCGAAAAAATTGTAGAGGGAGCAGTTAAGGCAGCTATAAAGTTCTCCCCAACTTGTTCTGGAACTATTGACATTCTAAGCACATAGGAGTATAATATACACATGATTAATAGAAATAATATGCTTGAGATGACAGGAAAGCCTCATAAATTTTTTGAGGCAATGCTTTATCCAAACGATCCAGAAGTTTTAAAGTTTGCAAAAGAGTGGTATCAGTATGTTAAGGATAAGCATCCAGATAAAGCAGCCGCTGTAAACTATAAGATAGATGTAGATGGCGATGTTATGCAAAAATTAGTAGAGAGTGAAAACACACTACTTAAAAATCATTATTTGAGCTACGACATATTAAAAGTTTTAAGTGATTTAATGAGAGAGGCTTGCGACTATTATAATCTTGATCCTAAAAAAGAAAGATACCATGTTCACTCTTGGCTAAATTATGCTAAAGGGCCAAGAAAAATTAATCAAGAAGATGTTGCACTTGACGATCATGGAGCTTTTCCAAACAGGTTTCATGGCTATTACGCTATAAACGCAGAGCCATCTATAACCCATTATCAGCTAGATGAAGATAACTTAGATCATCCAATGGGCCTATGGCCAGTTTATAACAAAAATGGAAGAGTTTTAGTCTCTCTTAGCGGTTATGACCACGGTATTGGAGATTGGTTAAGCACTGAGCCAAGAATAACGTTGGCTTATAATATAGTTCCTCAAAACATGATCCCTAAAGATCAACACATGGCTCAACATATTCCGCTGATTATCTAAGGAAAACAATATGATTAAAAATAGTAAAAAGCCAGATTTTAATAAATGGCTACAAGAAGGATTAACAAACGGTTTTGTTGGACCAGCAATTTGTTATCCTCACGATGGCTTGCCATTAACTACTAAAGAAGAGCAGGAGTTTGACGATGGTGGCGATCCATGCATCCACATCTTAAGACTATATGAAGACGAGGAAACAAAGCTTGCCGTAGAAGAAAACCATTCTCCATCCGTATGGAGAGCAACTAATTCTAATTTTAAACTATAAAAAATAAAAAGTAAGGGTATGAGAAACATGAAAAAACTAGCAGTATTTTTATCTATAGCAATTTCCATGTTTGGAATTGTTCCAGCAAACGCAAACGATAGCAACCAAGAGCTAGCTCCTACAATTGCAATCATCGACACTGCATTTGACGCATCTTTGTTTGGAGATAGCGTCATCGAAGAAGTGTGTATCACTTCTGGTGGAGGGTGCAACACCTGGCATGGCTTTGCAATTGGATCTGGATCTTCTGGGGCAAACATTGAAGTAAAGCCTAGAGACGTTGAGAACTGGAGCCATGGCAACCTAATGGCAAAAACAATACTTGAAGCGAATCCAAATGCAAAACTATTGCTTATTAGAAATGCAAAGGTGTATGGAAACCTAGTCTTATCTGGAACAGAAAAAGATTTGTCTGTTGCACTTTCTTGGCTAGAATCTAATGCACAAAAATATAACGTTGTTGCTGTTTCTTTTTCTAGAGGTTCGCATGCATATGTTTCTTCAAATAAAGTTGCAGCATCTCTAGCAGGAAGCATTAAAATTTACGAGGGTATGGTTTCTAGGCTAAAGATTACAAAAGCTAATCCAAGGACTATTGCTTCACTAGAGAAAACCTTAAATGGCTTTAAGACTAGGCTAGCATCTCTACCAATGGCAACTTGCCCAAGTACAAATGATATTAGAAGCAAAATTATTAGCTTGCAAGACCTTGAGATTGCAACTATTGTAGCTACTGGAAATGATGCAGATAAAGTTTATGTAGACTATCCAGCATGCATTGAAGAAGCTGTATCAGTTACCGCCCATGATGGATCTAGCATTGTTTATGTTGGTAACGTAAGCTCTACAACAGACTTTGCTTCTCAGGCTACAACAACTTCTGAAGCAACAGCTAAACTTGCAGGATTGTGGTCTTTGGTGTATGATGGATCATACGATTCTACATACGATGTTTTTAAAAATTCTGGAGTTAAGTCTGGAAATACGGTTTTAGTTCCAAATAGTTTTTAAATAAACTATCTCCCTTAGCTCAGCGGCAGAGCAGAGAGCTGTTAACTCTAAGGTCCGTGGTTCGAATCCACGAGGGGGAGCTAATGGTGTGGTCCATACCACTTCCAAATGAGAGAGGAATAAAAATGGACACTACAGAAAGTCATAAAATTAACCATGGAGCCTAAACAACCTATTATTCTTTGTGAGCCCAGAGTTGCTTCTAGATTTTTAATTTTAGAAATATTTAAAAAAACTGGGACACACATAGAAAAAACACACAATGTAGATTTTGAATTTTTAGATAATTTTGAAATAATTGGGGTAGTCAGAGACCCAGCTGAAACCATAGCATCTAAAGTGGCAATGAGTCATTTTTTAGATTATTCCTCTATTCCTGGTGCCAACCTTAAGCTTCAAGACAATTTTAATTGGCAAAATTTTATTGATGGCTATATAGATATAAATGAAAAAATTATTCAAAGAGCCACCCTTATAGTAACCTATAATGATATTGTAGAAAATACTGAAACTATTGTTAATGAAATAATTAAAAAATTTAATATAGTAAAAAATCAAGAAATAGAATATGATTTAGGAATGGAAATAAAATCAACAAAAGGGTATTTAGTCTCAAGCAAAGAATCTCCCGAATATAAAAATGTTTATGCTAAAGTATTAGAGCAAGACTTATCAGAAGCTTATAACATTTATAACAAAGCAATAGGCCTTAAAATAATGGTATAATTGGCGTATGACATCTCATGCCCTAACTACCCTTAGCAGTTCTGCTGCTACCCTTTTAACTCCTAATGGAGTTCACTCTGGAATGGACGTTACCATTCAGAATATTCACGCCTCTGCCTATGTTTATATTGGTGGAGAAGGTGTAACAGCTTCCTCTTATGGATACCGCCTAAATCCTGGATCAGCTATTTCTTTTGAGCTTCCAGGAAAGGATGCTCTCTATGCAATTACTGGCACAAACGGATCTCAGATTGCAGTTATTAAGACTAACTTGGATTCAGGCAACTAATGGCTAGATTTAGTGGTGCTGCTGGTGGAGAAGGTACTCCAGGACCACAGGGTCCAGCAGGACAAAACGGAACTAACGGGACAAACGGAACCAACGGTACAAATGGTACTAATGGAGCAGACGCACTTTGGAACTTTACTGGAGAATACAATGGCGGTGCAGCATATGCAGTAGGAGATATTGCAACATATGATGGACAACTTTGGTACCGTGCTAATTCAAATGGCGGAAATGTTGGAGACACTCCATCAGAAGGTTTTATTTGGGACTTGCTTGCAGCAAAAGGTGCAGATGGTGCTGATGGAGCAGATGGTGCAGACGGAGCAGATGGTAGTGACGGTGCTGACGGCAGCCCAGGACTTGTTTACTTAGGTAACTATGTTTCAGGTAATGGGTACATTGCAAATATTGCAGTAGTAAAAGGAAGTGACAACAACCTATACATTGCAACAGCAAGTGGTGGTTTGGCAGATCCAGTTGGCAACACTGCGGAGTGGGCTATATTCCTTCCTAAAGGTGCAGACGGTGCTAGCGGAACTTCTGGTTTAGAAACTTCGACAAGATACTCTCCAGTTTTTACTGCAACTGGTTTAACCTTTACTGGTTCTGGTGCTACTTATCCAACATACAACTCTTATTATGTTAAGGCAGGCAAACTAGTTAGCTTTGTTATTGAGGTTGACCTGTCTACCGTGACAAATTTCGGAACTGGACAATACAAGCTACAGCTACCATTCACTCCACAATTTGGCTTTAATCACTTTCCTGGTTGGGCATGGGCTGATCCAAATGTAAGTCCAGATATTGGAACTGGACATACAATTATTAATGCCGATACCGATGGAGTCACTGACGTTCTAGACTTGCACTACCTTAAGCAAAGTGGTGGTTCCAACTCTCCAATTAGAGAAGGTCTGTTTGTCCAGGGTACACCAGTAACACTATCAACTATTAGCAAAATATACATTAACGGCACTTACATAGCTGCTTAACGGAGGCAACGCCTTATGGATAATCCTAATGAAATAGATATGGATATCTCTAAAAATATCGACGGTATTGATCCAATGACCGTTGAATTAATTAGAATGTCTGAAAGAATTAAAATCTTCTCTAAGCTTCGTAATCTTATTTATGAAAAGCAGTATGAGAAAGATAACGATGCTGCAGATCTATTAGGCTGGGCATATGAAAGACTTGCGGATTAATCCATCCCCTGCTATACTAATATAAAGGCTCCATAGCTCAGTTGGTTAGAGCACTACCCTGTCACGGTAGGGGTCGCCAGTTCAAGTCTGGTTGGAGTCGCTGGTAAAACTAGGAGAAACATTTGCAAAATTGGATAGAAATAATCACAGATCCTCATCATATCTTGGCAGATTTTTTGATGAATGTAGGCTTTGAGCTAGCATTTGCTTGGCTAACTTATATGATTTTAGTCAATGCTCTAATTAAAAAGGGTAGTGGGAAGCACCGTAAATAACACTAGAGTAACTATACTCTAATTCCTCTTTTTTGCATATCTTCAATTATGTCTTTTGCTGAAAAGTCTTTGCTGCCATCTCCTATAATTTCTGGAACACATAAAGTTTTCATACCAGCCTCTTCTGGCCAACGGTAATGAGGAAAGGTGTATCTATTACTAGTATTGATAATGATAACCTTGGTGCCAGGCTTACAAAAAATTGTATTTATAAAAGCAGCTCCAGTTATACCAGCAACATGACTGGCAGAGCTAAACATATCAACTTGTTCTTGAAAACTATAGCTTCCTGGATTAACTATTTCATAGCCGCTTTGTGCAAAAAAATGTTCTAATTCTTCTTCATCAGACAAGGAAATAAACCTATCTAATATTTTTATTCTTAAATCTGATCCAAGGTTTGATTTAAAAATTTTAAAAGGTATTACGTCTCCTAAAGATAATTCGTCATATTTTTTTCTAAGCTGCCTTATCCTGTTACTTTCATTCATTCTAGAAATAAAAAGCTTTCTGGTTGAAACATTTTGTAAATTTTTTTCAGAAAGAAATAAATTGCGAAGTGAGCCAACGGTTGTTTTTGGATGATTTCCACTATCCCTAGCAACCATACTTTTATCCAGATACTTATTAAAATGGATTTGGGTTAAAAATACATTTTCTATATTTAAGCTTTTATATTCATTTAGGTTAATAACTTGGCCTTCAAATATCTCTAGCTTGGATAGAATGTCGTAAACAATTTTTGATGTTTTGTTGTGATCACTTAAAGGCTTTTTGGTAGTTGCTATTTTTTTTGCAAGAACTAAAAGCTTTAAGTCATTAACAGATTCTCTAATGGAAAGATACTCCCCAATTTGATCGTTTAGAAAATGAAAATGAGAATTTAAAGAATCTAAATCTAAAATATAAAAATTGCCAGACAAATTTTTGGCTTTATCTTCATTGTAATTTTCAAAAAATGTTGAAAAATTAATAATTTTAAAAATTGGACTAGACAGTTCTCTATGAATTTCTATGCTTTTTTCAAAGGCACTATCTATTTTTTCATCAGGATTTAAGGGCAGTGAAATATCTCGATCATTCTTGAAATAATTAGTTTCATTATTTTCAGGAAACCATGACCCTGGAAAAACCATTCTCCCTGCTGGAGGAATTTCGTATTGCATTAGATCCATTATTTAATCCTAATTTTTTCTGGGTAGTCTGTACAAATTCCAAATGCAAAAAGCTTATCATTTGGATTATCACTAAGATCAACAATTACAGAGCTTTCAATTGTTTCTTTTCCTGGGTATGTCCAAATATAACCAAGACTGGTCAAAGTAAAGTCATCATTTTGGTGCCAGAAAAAATTACTGCTTGGCAGCATCCGCTTTAAAAGATCCATAGCCTCCAAGCTTTTGCAATGTATCCAAAGATATTCCTGGTTTTCTCTTAAAAAGCTAATAGGAATCTCATGCTCTGGGTAGTCATGTCCTAAGAAAAGCCTATTGTCTTCTGACCAAAAATCTATCTCTACGTCAAATCCTTTTTGAATAGCCAGTAAAATTTGAGAAGGGGTGTTTTCATTTTCTTTATCTGGACCATAAAGATTTCCACGATGAGATATTATTTTTATGCTCATCTTTTTATATCAATCTTATCATTGGTTATGTTAGGAGCCTTTATACAAATTATTTTACAATCTTCTAAAAATTCTGGATCAGCAATATCGTATGGCTCAAGAATAAAAATATCTCCTGGACCAAACTCATGACCCTGTATTCTCATTCTACCAGAAATAACCAGATTAATTTCGTCCAAATGTTGGTGATAGTGCCACCCATACTTTTCTCCCTTTGTATGAACCTTATAGGAAGCTTCAAAAGAGCTTGTCCTGTAGGCAGCTTTTTCAAAATTACCAATGTACCAACCACCAACAGAGTCTTCTATTCTTTTTATAATCATAGTCCGTATAGATCCCAATCGATTGAGTCAAAGCCAGAATCGGTAATCACATTAATTCCAATAGCACGATCATCGTCAACGCTTTGCAGTTTATCATTTACTAAAAATCTTTTACCCTTAGACACATCCATAACCATGTAGTCCCAGTGGAGACCAAGCTCTTTAAGTTGAGTTTCAACTAGCTGACGATTTGCTTCACGTCTTGCGGTAGTTATAACTATCTTGTGCCCAGCAAGAATCCACTTGTTTACCCTATCCAATACGCCATCTAATAGCTCTGGGCTAACGTTTTGAGAATCATCATAATGATGAGCATGTTTTAAAACTGTTCCATCAAGGTCTAAGAATATAGTGCTTGGCTTTTCTAAATAATACTCATTAATTTTTGCCTGGTAGACTTCTAAATCTCTGGGGGTGCCAAGCGAAATGTATGAGTTTGCTGGAATGGCATGAGCAATAATTTTTTTCCCACTGCTTATTAAATAGTTATAAGTTAAAGAAACATAAGACTCTTTGTTATCTTTCACACATTCTGCAACCAAATTTTCTGCAGATTGCACAAAATCTTTTCCATGCTTCCAATAGTGAAGCCCTACCAAGGCATCGCTACTAACTGGATTTTTTTCAGCAAGGTGAGTAACAAAATTATTTTTAATAACAGCATAGCTATGTTTATGGCTAGAGGAATTGTGGACCAGTATGCTACCATCTATTCCGTCTGCCCTCGATTTTTCTAAGAAATTTTTAGGATCCCAAACAAGATGTTGGTCACAATTAGTTAGGATGAGCTCTTCATCATTATTTATATAGTCTTTTGCCAGTAGTGCCGAATAGGAGGTCCCATACTGTGGCTTGTCTGTGCAAATCTCTATATGGTTTGGGGCCAGTTTGGAAAGTATTTTGCTAAGCTTTTCATTGTCCAATGGGTCAGAGTACTTCTTTGTTATAAAGATAAACCTTCCAGCAATTCCCAGGGTACTGATTGAATGCTCAATCAAAGTCTTTCCATCAATCTCAATCAAAGGCTTTGGAGTATCTACTCCGACATCTTTAAATCTAGAGCCCTCCCCAGCCATAGGAATTACAATGTTTATCATTGTTTTATTATACCACTACTTGACTTTTTAGCAATTGTGCGGTATCATTAGAGCATAAGAATAAAGGGAGTTAGCTCAGCTGGTTAGAGCAGCGGACTCATAATCCGTCGGTCACGGGTTCAAGTCCCGTACTCCCTACGCCTTTTTAGCTCAGTGGTAGAGCAACGCACTTGTAATGCGTAGGTCGTCAGTTCAATCCTGACAAAAGGCTCGGAAAGAGGTTATATGTTATTAGTTTGTGGAGTAGACATTGGAAACCGCAAAGACGTAAGTGCAAGGCTAGCAGATGCCATCTTAGATGCAGATGTAATTCTTGTAGAGAATCCCGAAATGTTCTTTGATCTATGCATTGAAATTGATGTAAATCCTTTAGCAGAAATAGTTCATTACTATGCTCCAATGGAAGAGCTTCGTGATTTACAAATTGTTTCAGCAGTTAGCCAGCACCTAAAAAACAATAAGCTGGTTCTTTTAGTTTCTGACGATGGGATGCCTGGAATTGCAGATCCTGGAGGAAGAATTGTACAGATGGCACATCACGAAGGCCACACCGTAAGTGTTATTCCTGGACCATCAATTGTTTCTACTTTGCCATCTGTTTTAGGGCTAGATAGTCGCAGATTTACTTTTGAAGACGAGCTTCCATCTTTACAGGCCGACAGACTAAAAATGCTTAATAAGTTAAAAGATGAACATAGAGGTTTCCTTTTTATAGTTAAAAACAGGAGAGATGAAAATACTAATTTTAAAAATATCTTATTTGATATAGCCTCAGTTTTTCCACAACAAACCTCTATTGGGCTAGGGCTTAACCTAACAATGGAAAACGAAAAAATTATTTTATCTTCTGTTGGAGAAATAATTTCAAGAGTTGCCAACGAGCATTTCTCTGTCTCAGATTTTATATCCGTTTATGTGGACGGGATTGATGAATAGTTTTAACTTTAATATCTGGTACGAATCCTATGACCATGACTTTATAGATATAAATAAAAAATCTTTAGTGCCAGAAAAGTGGCTTAGCTATCAAAAAATAAGCCATGATAAATTTGCTAATTCTATTCTTAAGCCAATAAACAAGTATGTAGAAACCCTTTATCCAGCTCCAGAACTTGTTTCTATAATAAATAATCAGGTTACTTTAAGGCAAAAAACCCATGCAGGAATTTTTTTGCTCGATAAGTCTGGCAGCTTTTATAATGTTGATAGACCACATATGAGGCAGTATTATCAGACAAGAATCGAACATGAAACCAGCAGCGATTGCTTTGACCAAGCTTATGTTTTTTATATTCCCTGGGCAATTGATGCAGACGTTGAAGTAAAAATTGAGCAGCCAGGGGCAGAGTCCCCATTTGAAATAAAAAAGTCTATGGTTAGCTATAAAAGAATTGATGAGTCTACACGCTACATAGAGCCTAATTTTGTTGCCTTTAAATTTAAGAGAGTTGGACCTCATATGACTAACCAGAATTTTGGTAAAGTAAAGCCAGGCTCCCCAATGTTTGATATGACCTTTAGTCTAAGTGATATACTTATAGAAAGAATGCGAGAATTTTATGAAAATAATTAAGTTTTATCCCTACAGCGAAGAGACAAAGGTTTTTTCTCCTAGACCAATTCTGTCATCCAAAGCATTGCCAGAATGGTATAAAAAAACACCATCGGTAATTGAAAACGGAGGAATTGCTTTTGGTCAAATTGGAACAACAGTTAAAAAGTGTATGCCAATCTTTGATCTTATATCAGCTGGATACCTGATTACTGCTCCATGCGACATATATTTAGATGCAACAGATCCAGAAAAACTTCAGTGGTCTATTCCTCAAGGTCTGATTTCTTATCAGGGGGACATGTTTGCCGTGCACGCTAAAGAGCAGTATGATAAAATGCCAGTAAATAGTGCCTTACATCACAAACAGCTTTTAAGAATTTTTCCGTTCTGGGCAGTAGGAACTCCTAAAGGGTACAGTACAATTTTCCTTCAGCCTCCATATTTAGATAAAACTCCACTAACTGCTTTGCAGGCAATAGTAGATACAGATGCTTTTATAACTGACGGACACCTTTCTTTTTGGGTAGAAAAAGATTTTAAAGGTGTTATAAAGCAAGGCACTCCTTTAGTTCAAGTTATCCCTTTTAAAAGAGAAAGCTGGAGCAGCCTAGTTACTTCAGTTAAAAAATCAAAAAAGGTTTTTGAGACGCAAAGACTAAAGCTAAGATCAATGTTTTCTAACGCATACAAAAATATTTTTAGAAGCAGAAAAGACTATCAGTGAAGCCATTAAGGATTAACTTTACTCCATCCTTTTTAAACCATGGCGGATTACTAAGTCCACCCGAACCAGCAGTAAAGCACATTCCAGAATGGTACAGAAATCTTTCAAAGTTTGACAATTCTAATGACGACATTACTTTGAGTCCACAAAACCACCTAGGCACAGACGGAGCACAAGTGTCAACAAAAATGTGTATGCCGTTTTTTGATGCCACTACTGCTGGGTATATGTATGTTTTAGAGGATGATCTTTATGTATCTTTGGATAAAGACGGAAAGCCATCACTCTCTTGGAATGGGCCAGTAATGTTAGTAGATAAAAGACCAATTATAGACATTGTTGTTCCAGATAACTGTCACCCAATACATTATGGATGGAGAATGAACTGGTATTACGAAACTCCGCCAGGACATTCTGTTCTAATTACACATCCAATGAATCGCTATGACTTACCCTTTTATGTTCAGTCTGGAATAGTTGAATCAGACATTTGGGGATTGCCAGTTTTTATTGCTTTCTTTTTAAAGAGAAATTTTCAGGGAGTGATTCCTAAAGGCACACCTATAATGCAGATAATCCCATTTAAGAGAGACAACTGGGAGCTAGAAACTATTGAAACAGAAGAAGAGCTAGATAGGCATGAGCTGATGGCAGAAAATAGGCGATCGATGCTTTACGGATATTATAAAAAAACTGCTTGGCGTAAAAAAATCTTTGGATTATTTAATAAAGGATTAAAAAATGATTAGCTGTGTTTTATTTTCTTATAAAAATAAAAATTTAAAAAGGGTTGTAGATGAGCTAATTCTAAATACTAAAAACAAAATTTTTATTATTGTATTTGACAAGCATAACTTAGATAGAAAAAATCTTTTTAGTGATTCAATGTATAAAAACAAGGTTGAATATCGTCATGTAGTTTGGGATGAGATAAAAAGCCCAATAGATTACAAAAAAGAAATTCTTTATAACAGTAGCTCAGAATATTTCTTGTCTATTTCAGATGACATTCTTGTATCGAAAGGCTGGGATGAAGAGTCAATTAACTTTTTAAAAACAAAAGATGTTGTTCTTTCTGGATCTGGAGAGCTCACTTTAGAAAAGAAAAACTTATTCTTTTTTAAACAACTCAGGAAAAAATCTTTATCTTTTAATAAAACTAGTTTTATAGATAAAAATTTTATTTTTTGTAAAACAAGTGCACTACAGGGAGTTTACCCAAACAACCTTAAATATTTTGGGGAAGACGAAATGCTTTCCTTAAACCTTTTCAATAAAAACACTAAAATTTTTTCATTGCCATCAGGGTTATACAAGGACCTGTTAGTTAGATCAATGGAAAATTCTTATACAACTCTTTCTTTAGAACATAACTACAATCTTGTTATTGAAGAGTATAAAAAAGCTCCAGAAGAATTTCTGGTTGCCTGTGGAATAGGCAGAGATTCCCTGTATCCATTGCCGTACGCTCATAACGATGTTGAATACAATCCAGACGGGCTTAGTTTTCAAGACCTGGATGCAAGAAAGTTTGTCATGGACATAAGAGGCATTTACTGATATAATATTTATAAGGAGAAACATGCACAGAATACACATTATTGATAATTTTATTACTCCAGAGGATGCTCAAACTTTAATTGATGAGCAAAAAAACCCATCTGAGATAAACCCATATCCAGAATACTACAGTAAGCGTTATGGGGGAACTGCTTTCCCATATAACAAAACAGTTATGGATTTATTAATTAAGTATGGTCATAAGTCTAATCAAGTACATAAAGATCAGAATGGCTTTGTTAACCCAATATATGTTTTTAAATCTTTTGGTTCATGGTGGCAACCTGGAACAAAAGGAGACCTTCATTTAGACGCTCAAGATCCAGAGTCGTTTATCGAGTGGAGCACCATTATCTACCTAAACGATCCATCTGAGTATGAGGGTGGCATTATATATTTCCCTAACCAAGGATTTGAGTACAAGCCTAGAAAATATTCTGCAGTATTTTTCCCAAGTGCTGGCTCAGAATATATCCACGGTATTACAACAATAACTAGCGGAACTAGACATACAGCTCTTTACATGCATACAAGCATACCAGAGCATGCAGACCCAGAGTTTTTAGACACAGACTATGTCCCAGAATGGGAAGCATTGCAGCATAAAAACGTTGGGATATAATGTTTGACCATGCCTTTCGTCCAGAAAACGACCACGCCTTTCTTGAAAGAAATGTAGATCTTAATATTTTTTCTGAAGATATTTCTGTTGGAGCCAGAAAAGGAAATGCTAAAAGTTTTGAAGAGTTATTCGAGAAGACTGATTACTGGGATGATAGCATTGCAACAAATTCTTTGGGCTATCGATCAGAGCCATTTACAAATAAGCATGAGGGGCTTCATGTGCTTTTTTCAGGTTGCTCAAATACAGTTGGAGAGGGGCTATTTTTCCAAGAAACTTGGGCCCAGAAAGTTTTTTCAGAGATTACCAAAACATCTGCAACATCTGGCTTTTATAACCTTGCCCTAGGTGGAATTGGTTTTGTCACAATTATTGCTAACATATTTAAATATTTTAAGAAGTACGGAAACCCAAACCTATTATTTATTAATTTGCCAGATCTTTTAAGATTTTATTCTTATGATAAAAAAACAAATCAGTATTTTTATTCTTCAAAAATTGAACATGACTTTAATAATATGGAAAAAGAATTGCAAAACTCTACATACTCTTTAAAGTTATTGCTATATCACTACTATATGATGCTAGAGACTTATTGTGCAGCAAATAAAATTAAACTAATTTCTTTTACTTGGGATACAGAAAAAAGAGATGGTGCACCAAGCACTGCCGAGCTATTTGAAGAGTTTAATTTTAAAAGTTTTATGCCAATTGATGAAAATGAATTAATTTCTCATATAAGCAAACACATCATGGAACACCCTAAAGAAAAAGATTTTTCGATTTTTTCTAGAGATGAGCAACATTCTGGAATAGCCATAAATGATTTTTGGTCAAAAAAAGTTTTTCAGAAATATTTAAAGTTGGCCAAAAATGTATAAGAAATTAATTTGGGAATTGCTTTCGATAAGAAGGCACAACAACCATAAACAAAATTTAGCAAGGGTTCAGCGTGGATATAACAAAGATAAAGAAGCTGAAACTTTTGAAAAGATGATAAAAGCTGGTCTGTTAGATGTTACTCATCACAATAATGGCTTAGGAATTTACAATGCTGGCCCCCAAAAACTTTTTGTTCTTTTTGAAATTTTAAAAGAAAACGGTTATTCCTATGAAGATTTTTATAAACTAAATAAATATGGCTTTAGATCAGATGAGTTTACCACAGACCATGACGGGAAACACATTGTTTTTGCTGGATGCTCTTATACCTACGGAGACTCTGTCTTTTTAGAAGACTCTTGGACACACAAACTATATTTAGATATTGCAAAAAAGGAAAAGCTTTCTGGATATTTTAATCTTGGAAATCCTGGAGCCTCTACCAAACAAGCAATAGAACAAATATTTTTTTATATAGAGCTTTTTGGTAATCCAGATGTTATCTTTTTATTAATGCCAAATCCAGAAAGAGATTTTCATAAAAATTCTTATGAAGATTTATTTTCGTCTACCTCTAAACTTATAGAACACTGTCAAAATAATAATATAAAATTGTTTTTATCTAGCTGGGATTTAAGAGAGCATTGGGATGAAAACGAAGACCCCAAACCAAAAATTTTAGGTTACTCAAAGATGGACATAGATAAGATGTCTAGCCACGTTGCAGAATTCTGTGAAAATAATAAAGAACATGATCTCTCTAACTTTTTATTATATGCATTTGACTTAGAACATCCAGGAATAGCAGTTCATGACTATTACAAACAGTTTTTTTACAATTTATATTTAAGGAGTTACAGTGAAGATAATAGGAATTAATGAAACAACTCATGACGCATCCGTATCTATAATTGACGGAAATAAAATTCTTTTTGCTGGCCATGCCGAAAGATATAGCAAGCAAAAGAATGATTGGTTCAACAATAGTGATATTTTAGAGGATGCATTCTCTTATGGATACCCAGAAAAGGTGGCTTACTATGAAAGGCCATGGCTAAAAAAGATTAGGCTAAAGATGTTTGGAGGATTTGGAGGAGACCAGCCGTTTTTTGAAAACACTCAGCTAACTCAGCTAAAGCGTAAAAACTTTTCTCATCACTATTCTCACGCAGCAGCAGGGTATTATACCAGCCCATTTAAAGACGCAGTTATTGTAGTCCTAGATGCAATAGGAGAGTTTAACACTTCAAGTATTTGGATCGGTGAAGACAATGACATCATTCCAATACATAAGGACAACTACCCTTTTAGCTTTGGCTTATTTTATTCTGCATTTACCCAGCTCATAGGATTAAAGCCAAATGAAGAAGAGTATATTCTGATGGGGATGGCTGGCTATGGCAATCCAGATAAATACTATGACCTTGTAAATAAATATTTTTCTAGTATTAAAGATCAAAGATATAGTTTTCACAAAGGAATTTTTGATTGGCCATGCAAGGTTTATGAACAGGAAAGATTTGATATTGCTGCAGCAGTTCAAAGGGTATATGAAGATCGCCTTTTAGAATTTATGAAAATGGCAATTAATAAAACAAATAAATATAATTTAGTATTTATGGGTGGCTGTGCTTTAAATAGCAAAGCAAATACTTTGCTATGGACTTTGTTTGATGACATATGGATTATGCCTAACCCAGGAGATGCAGGCTCATCCTTAGGTTCTGCAGCAGCCCTTTATGGCAAACACCTAGACTGGCAAGGACCATACCTGGGATACGACTTAGGTGGAGAATATCCAGTAGATAAAATTTTTAATGAGCTTATGTCAAATAAAATTGCTGCAGTTGCAACTGGAAGAGCAGAGTATGGACCTAGGGCGTTAGGGAATCGAAGCATTCTGGCAGACCCTAGAGATCCAGATATTAAAGACAAAGTTAATTTAATTAAAAAGAGGGAGCTCTTTAGACCATTTGCTCCAGTAGTCATGGAAGAGTATGCCTCTGAATGGTTCGATATGGACTATACAAGCCCTTATATGCAATATACCCCCATATGCCTAAAGCCAGACCTTATCCCCTCTGTAGTCCACGTAGACGGTACGTCAAGGGTTCAGACTGTAAGCAGGGCTCAGCATCCAGGACTGTACGACTTACTTAAAAAGTTTTATGAAAAAACTGGGGTACCAGTTTTATTAAATACAAGCCTAAATATAAAAGGGCAGCCATTGCTAAATGATGAACGTGATATCATAGAGTGGGAAGGTCTGTATGGAACAAAAATCATTAGATAGCAAGTTTCTATGCTTGCTTTCTCGTGGACCAGTTCCTAGATTTTGGGACAACACTGACAATAATTTAAAAAAGATTGGGATGAACCTAGGGCAGAATGAGTTTTATTCTATAAACTCTCATGGACTAAGATCAGAAGAGTTTACTAAAAATCACGATGGCAAGCATATTCTTTTTGCTGGTTGCTCGAATACCTTTGGGCTGGGGAACTTTCTTGAAGATGTTTGGTCTTACAAAGTTTATAAAGCAATAGAAAAAAATGAAAAGGTGTCTGGATACTTTAACGTTGGATCTCCTGGTGCTACAATATCAGAAATCTCTTATCAGATTTTTGTTTATTGCAAAGACTATGGCTATCCAGACACTGTTTTTATTAATCTTCCAGATTACTACAGAGAGTATATGGCAAACTTAAATATTTATACTGGCAAGGTAGTTCCTAAGGGCCAAAGCATTAATAAGGTTATGATTACTAGAAACGTTATTGCTCAATTTTTATCTTTAATGGATAACTTAAAGCTAAATGGAACTAAAGTTATTTCTATGAGCTGGGATTTTGAAGATCAAACAAAAACTAATGAGCTAAACGCAAAAGATTATTTTTTAGACATGTATATTGTTGATGAGAAAGAGCTCGCAAATCACTGCTTATCTTATGAAGAGCAAAACAAGAGCAGCATGCTAAAGGATTATTTTTTAATAGGGCTAGACGAAGATCACCCAGGAATAGCTGTGCATGATTTTTGGTACTTGAAGATGTATAATAAATATAAGGAGATTAATAATGATTGATTATGAAGTTTTAGATTTGGGTTTGGTTTATTATAAAAATGTAATTCCAAATCCACAATTTATTATCGATACAGTTAACGATGTAGATAACAGATATACTAACAATGAGCATGGCAGCCATCCAACAGAAGTGAGAGCTTGGAATCCTTGGACCTATGGGGAATTGCTTTTTAATACTCAAAAGTTTTTCCCAGAATCTAAAGACGTAAGCCCAGAAGATTACTACGGAAAAGAAATGATTCAGGTAGCAGACATGCTTTATTCTTCTTTAGATAGGGCGTTTGATCATTATTCAAAAACACTGTATCCATTTGCAGAAAAAAATATTAAAAACCGAGAAGAAAGCATTCACCTTTTGAAGTACGAGGTTTCTGGTCATTTGCCAGCACACCAGGATCAAGGGGTTAGCAGTCGTGTCTTGTCTAGCGTCATGTATCTTAACGATGACTATGAGGGCGGAGAAATTGAGTTTATAAATTCAGGGGTTAAGATTAAACCAGAGGCAGGAAGCATAATCTTCTTCCCATCCAATTTTCTGTACATTCACGAGGTTCACCCTATTACTAGTGGGTCAAGATACTCTATGCCTCATTGGTATCACAATATGAAGAGCATGATACATTCTACTGGCGACGAATGATGTTATAATGATACTGCCAACATAACTTGTTTAAGGAGTTGATTAAATGGCAAAAGCACAATACCCGATTGACGGGAAAAAAGGTAAGGCTTGGAAAATTACAAGTCCTTTTGGATGGAGGGTGCATCCTATAGAAAAAATTAAGAAACATCATAATGGCACAGACCTTTGGGGGCCAGACGCAAAGATTTACTGCGAGGCTTGGCACGATGGAACAGTAGTTTATGCTGGAACATCTAAGCTAAAAAATGCTGACGGATCAATTGGTGGCGTAGGATACTACGTAGACCTTCGCTCTAAGATTAATGGCAAGTGGTATGTAAGTCGTTATGGACACATGGCTGAGGGCTCACTAAAGGTTAAGACTGGCCAAAAGATTGAAGCTGGAACAATTCTTGGAATTATGGGAAACACTGGAGCTTCAGCAGGCAGACACCTACACTTCGAAATTGTTGAAGGTAAGGTTCATCGCTGGGATCTAAACGGTAAAGGCTTTGTTAGTCCAATTGAGTTTGTTGAAGCTGTCATGGCTTATGAAAAGTTAAGAGATTCTGCACCAACTGCAACTCCAGATAATGGAGTGGTTTCTACTGCAGCACCAAGCCTTGACGTGAGTCACTTGGCTGCAAAAAAGAAACCTACTGGAAAGCTAGTAAATCCAGTTCCTGGTTTTGGTGGTACAGCTAAGAAAAAAACAACAAAATAATTTATACCTAAGTGCCCCTCATACAAGATTAAGTTTTTGTGCGGGGGGCATTTTTCATTTATTAATGTTATAATAAAATGTACGCTGAAAAGCGGTAACAATACACATTCCAAATAATTATGGAAAACTTAGGAGATTTAATATGACAACTTGGATTAGGCCAGTAGATGGCGGATCAATTTCAGATAGCTTTAATGGACACAAGAATCGGGCAAAGCCTTCAGTAAACCCAGGAGTTGACTACGCTGTTGCTACTGGAACACCAGCAAAAGCTGTTGCTGACGGAACTGTGATTAACACTGTTCCAACCTTTGCTGGAGCAGGTGGACGTATGGTATTTCTAAGCTTCCCATCGGGTCACACCGCAGACTACCTACACCTTTCACGAATTGATGTACAACCAGGACAGGCAGTAAAGCAAGGGCAGGTTATCGGCTTAGTTGGTGGCTCAGGTCTTGGAAAAGAAAACGGATATGGAGCACACCTCCACTTTTCTTTCCGAGTTGGTGGCAAGCCAACTATGGGTGCTGGCAACATTGATTACGAAGCTTTCCGTGGAACAACTACAAGTGCTGCACCCACAGCCCCAAGTGTTGCACCTGCTAGTGGATCAAGACCTTATCCTGGCAAAGAGCTTTTCAGGGGTTCCCCAGCGGGTCCAGACCTTGCTTATCTACAAAACAAGCTAGGCGTAAATCCCCCTGGTCCATTTGGTCCAAAGACTTACGCTGCTGTTGTTGCTTTCCAAAAAAAGCATGGGCTAAAAGCTGACGGGATTGTTGGTCCTATTACTTGGTCAAAGTTGTAAACTTTATAACTTTATGCTAAAATATAGTAGATAGATATGCCTATATACGAGTATGAGTGTCCAGAGTGTAAGACTAAAGAGTCTTTTTCTAGAAGTATTGTAGAAAAAGATCCAGGATACGATTGCCATACTTGTAATCTCCCGCTATCTCGTGTATACTATCCTGTAGGAGTTGCCTTTAATGGTGGTGGCTTTTACTCAACTGACAATAAGGCTAAGTAGGTAACGTGGACACAAGCACTGCAACAGAAGCAAAGAAAGAATGGCAGCTAAATGCCTCCGATCGATGTGATTTATGCGGTGCCCAAGCCTATGTTTATATTTCTGGGGTAACGGGAGATTTATTGTTTTGTGCACATCATTATAACAATATAGTAGACAATGCAGTTGGATATGATAAAATGATGAAATTTGCATATCAAATTGTTGATGAGCGAGATAAGCTAGTTGAAAATAGACTTAAGGAAAAAGAATGATTATTCAGATGTTTGGTATGGATGCAAAAGCTAGAAATGAAATTGGAAAAGCTGTTGCTAAACACATTGATGCTTGGTATTTAGATAGCACAGACCTTCCAATGGGACACACTCAGCCACAGCAGGCAAGGTGGCTAAGGGTAGTTTCAAAAATATTTGATAGAAATTACCATGGGGATATTATTACTAGTGGGTATTTTGCAACAGCAGAATCTCGAGAGCAGTACAAGGTTGAAGAGGGCAGAATAATGCCAGATTTAGCAATCTATGTTGATACAATTGCACACGAAGATTTTGATAAAATTCCTGGGTACATTGAGCGAAAGATTCACTTGGTAGATACTCACGATGGAGAAGAATTTCAGGAACTGAACTACTGGGAAGAGCCATCCCCTACAGAGTATGACATTCATATCGTAAAAACTGGAGATCCAGAATTAGATTCTACAAAAAGTAGAGTCTCTGTTATTCTAAAGGCTATCGAAAAATACAAAAATATTTCTTAGACTAAGTTATAATAATATCATGGAATATCTTGCTGGATCAGTCCTGACCTTGCTAGGAATGTTTGCCCTGTCTGTTTTTTATTTTAAAAATAGGTTGTCTTTTTCAAAAAATGCAAACGTTATAAGGTATAGCCAAAGTCATATATATGAAATTATTAGGGATTATATCCCACTCTCCAGCTTTGATAAAAGAGAAATAAAAACTCAATCTAGGAATCATCAAAATAGTATATATACTAGGGTTGTTTTTGCAGGGGACCAGGCGTACTGGATTAAAGATAATACTCTTTTTGTAGCGGACATGGAAGAAGGACTCGTTAATGAAGAAACCACTAGAGAGGTTGACACAATGACCATGGATAGTGTACAATTGAAGAAAGTTGTTTCTATTGTAGAAGCTTTAACGGAAGGACGCAAAAATGATAGTGGCTATTCAGGGTACTAAAGCCTTTGATGACTATACCGTTTTTTTGCGAGCAATGGGAACAGCATTATCTCAAATGCAAGATAGCGATAAAGAATTTTATGTTTACTCAGCAGGTCCAGCACAAACAAACTCTATGGCTTTAGAGTTTTGCAATGTTTCAGAAAGAAGCCTAAAGGCACGTGGCATTAAGATTAAGTTAATCAAAATGCCTCCAAGCTGGATTAAAGAAAACATTCACAACATTAATTATTTCGCATTTTTTAGTAAACCAAAAGAAGCAGTATCTCCATTGGTATCTTATGCAGAAAGCAAAGATGCCTCTGTTGGTGTATATCGCTTTTAAAAACAAAAAAGAAAGTAACAACATGATCATCAAGACAATTGAAGAGATGGAGTCTTTTGTTTCTAAAAACAAAGAATTTTCCTGGGACGGTTGGACTGTTGTAAAAAGATATCCTTCTGACAAAGCAAAAACTTCTAAAAATGGAGTTTGCATTAAAGGTAAGTGGTATATGCAGCAAAGATTTGAACCATCCGAAAACGGCTGGGTAATAGCAGTTCGGCAGGATAATGCATAAGCATGAGTGGAAAGATCTAGGCTCTTGCGTTAGCTATGATACAAATTTATTCTTTGACAAATATGAAGAAAACGAAGCTTTAAGACCAGCAATCGATAAAGTCTGCTCTGGATGTCCAGTTGCAAGAGACTGTTTTGCTGTTGGGGTTTCCCAAAAAGAATGGGGAGTTTGGGGTGGCATATTCCTAGAGTCTGGTAAAATATCTAGAGAGTTTAATAAACATAGGTCAAAAAAAGACTGGGGAGCTAAGTGGAGAGATTTAACAATTGATGAGTAGGATAGCTAATGTATACTGACCAGATGAAAAGAGCTTTTAGATCTTTGGATCATTTTGCACCTAAAGGATTTGCCGTGCAAATAATTGACGACACTAACTTTATTACTGTAAAGGCTAGCGAAAAAATCTTTATGTCTTTAACGGGGGACGGGAAAAGACAAGCTGTAGAATACATGATAAGAATAAAAAAAGCTTTAGAAGATAACGGAGCAATCGTTTTGCTTGTAAGAGAAGGCGGTTCAGAATGATTTTAGACTTTATAGCATTTGGAATTTTAGGATTTTTTGTTTTTGTTTTGTTGATAAACAACTTAAAGCTAAGATCTAAGACTAGAAAGCTTACGTCTCAAGTAATTCAAATATCTTTGGATAAGGCTGTAATCTCTGAACAACTAAAAAAGGTATTGGATAAAAAAGACTCAGAGTCTATAGAGCAATCTGAAGGATTTTTAAAGTTTATATCTCAATCAAGAGAATGGGCTTTTGATTATATAGAACAAGTACAGGCAGCATTATTAGAGTTTAAGAATAGAGTTGAGCCAGAAATTGAATACTCAAAAACTTACGGGACGTCTGTAGCAGAAAGCGTTCATTCAAAAATTATTGATAAAATTGCTATTGCCTACGAAGATTTAAAAAGTGTTTTACCAGAAGATCATGTAAAAAAAGATTAATTAAAATTTTATAAGGTTTCTATATTTTATATAGAAAAACAAAAACAAGGAGAAAAATGAAAACCGAACAACTAAAAAAGATGGCAGCTTCTTATGGTAGAAGCGTTTTAGGAGCAGCAACAGCACTGTACCTAGCTGGTGTTACTGACCCAGCTGACCTGGCATATTCACTGCTAGCAGCAATAATTCCAGTAGCTTTAAGAGCTGCTAATCCAAACGATACAGCTTTTGGCCGTATGCCATCAGTAGAAGACGTTGAGAAGGCTGTAAAAGCTGCTAAGCCCCTAAAGGCACCAGTTAAGACGTCTAACTTAAAATATAATAAAGTAGCAACCAAAAGTCCAGCTAACAAAAAGAAGTAGTTAATGGCTTTGCAAGCGGACTGTCTATTTGGGCAGTCCGTTTTGCTATGCTATAATTAAATAATGTTAGTCACAGGCGACAGAGCCCACGAAAAATTTTTTAAAGATTTAGTTACAATTCGTTCTTTAGGAAAATCATTTGACTATGAATATATCGTAGAACCTACGAATAACTATGAATCAAACAAAAATAATTTATTTGAAAACAAAAAAATTCTTTTTCCAATAGACAGCTCTCCATATCATTTTATGATAGATACAGTTTCTTTAATTCTATATCTTAATGAAAAACATAAAGATAGTATATTTTATCTTGACACCTTTAAAATAGTAGATAAATTTTTATCAGAAAAACAGTATGATTTTTTAACAAATTTGTTAGAAAAAAATAAGATAAAATATAGATTTATTAACACACAAAAAACAATAAGTTTAAGCAATGCTATACTTATTGAGATTCCAGGGTATGAGCCAATGGAAAAAATAAAAAGTCTTTATGGTAACCTAAAAGAAAATAACTACCTTTCAGGATCAACTCCGCATAAAAAGGTATATGTTAGCAGAACAAAGTCTGGATCAGTTTATGGTAAAAACATACCTAGAATTAAAGATGAAGAATTACTAGAAAACTTATTTGCCGAACTAGGATTCGAAATAGTTTATGCAGAAGATTTTAAAAAAATGGAAGATGCAATTTATTTTTTTAGTCAGGTTAAGATTTTAGCTGGGGTAAGTGGGTCAAACCTTCACAACTCTTTATTCATGCAGCCAGGCACTACAGTTTTAGAACTTTATGCTTTACATCCAAATAACGCAAACCTTGAAGCATCTGGCATGAGATTCGATCCAACTTATCAAATTATGAGCTTAGTTAGAGGCTTGCTACACTTAAGCTTTTATTCGAAAGATGCCCAGGGCTTTGTAGAAAATATTGAAAAAGATTTTATTCTTAATAAAATATTACAATAAACAATTGCTTTTCTCCTATGCTATAATTAGCTATGATACTAAGCAAACAGGCAATAAAAGATGCCAAGGATAGTAATAAAATAATATTTTTGCAAGATGCTGTTAAAGATATCCCTGTTTGGGAAACCTTTTATGATGTCTTTAAAGAGTCGTTAAAAGATGATCATGCTGGAATGCATTTCCCAGGAACCCTTACAATTGATAACTCAGAAAAATACACAAGATCTTTTGATAATCTAATTAATATTTTGGATAACCTCCACCCTGGAGAAAAAATTGCTGTTCTCTCTATTATTCATTTCGTAAATGCCCACAATAACGTTGTCCCAGAAGCCGCAGAAGCCTTCTACAGAGACTTTGTAGGTGCAAATCAGCATAATATAACACCAGATTTTGACCTTAGGTTGTTAAAGCCAACAATTCACTCAGACCCAGTAGATGGATTTTATATTCAGTGTGAGGGTCAGACAATCTGGAGAGCCTTTTACGAAGATAAGACAGAAGAATATCAAGTAAACCCTGGAGACATGCTTTATATTCCAAAAGGAGTTTCTCATAGCGTAGAGTCCATGAATGTTAGAGCCTCTCTTTCTATATCATTCTTTGACGGAGAGTAATTTTGGACCTAGTTTATATATGTAGATCTGGAGACAATGAAGAGCTTAGATATTCCATTAGGTCTGCCGTTAAAAATTTAAAATTTGATAATCTTTGGGTAGTTGGTGGAAAACCAGGCTGGTATGTAGGAAATCATTTAGAGGTTATTCAAAATAAATCTAAATATACAAATGCTCGGAATAACCTCAGAGCTATTTGTAACTCCCAAGAAATATCAGAATCATTTATTTTAATGAATGATGATTTTTATATTATAAATAGAGTTAGCGATGTACCATACATGCACGGTGGCCTGTTATCTAACAAAATAAAAAAATACGAAGACTTAACTGGAAACACCAGATATGTGTTAATGCTAAAAAGAACTTTATTAAGCTTGTCTCGCAGATTTAAAAAAGATGTTTTAGATTATGAGCTACACGTCCCAATGGTTATGGAAAAACAAAAGCTCTTGACCACAATAGAGCTTCCAGATTTGTGGAGATCTAGATATGGAAATACTTTTGACGTTGGTGGCATAGAGATGGAAGATGTAAAAGTATACTCTTCTGGAGCACTTGCTAAAAAATCTTACAACATAAATAATTTAAAATATGATTACTTATCTAGCAATAGCGACTCTTTTGAAATGATAAGAGATAAAGTCTTAAAGGTTAGTTTTCCAGATAAAGTAGTTTATGAAGCTTAGCGGTTTATTCTAGAAGCTCTTGCAACAGCTGTTTGTCTTGCAGCTCGGTTTTGTGGTTTGCGAATATTTTTAATAAACTCAGAGAATTTATCTAGCTCTGCAACCTGTCGATCTTGTATCCATTCTGCTC